GATGGTTTGAATCGCAAGATATATAATAAGTATAAGAGCCTTAAAAATGATAAGGTCTGTTTTATTGGCCGATGCGGTATGTATGTGTATATTGATATGGACATGGCAATCAGTTCATCACTATCAATAGTTGATAATTTTATTAAGGAACAAATATGAAAAAGATTTTAATTATGGGTCTGCCTGGTGCTGGCAAAACATTCTTAGCACAAGCCCTCAAGAATTACTTAGAAAAACATGGCGAAAGAGCAGACTATGGTGAAATGTTACCAATTACGGGATTCAATGCTCAAGTAACTTGGTTTAATGCTGATGAGGTTCGTAAAAAATATAATGATTGGGATTTCTCCAAAGAAGGTCGTATTCGCCAATCATTAAGAATGGCACAATTTGCACTTGAAGCTGGCGGTGACTATGTTATCTGTGATTTTGTGGCACCATTGGTTGAGATGCGTAATAATTTTAAAGCCGATTGGACTATTTGGGTTGACACTATCAAAGAAGGTCGATATGAAGATACTAATAAAGCCTTTGTTGAACCTGAAGTATATGACTTCCGTGTGACAGAACAAAATGCGGAAAAGTGGGCTGAGTTTATTGGTAGTCATATTATTGAAAATCGTAGGCGTCCAAAATTTGATTGGCAAAAAGAAACAGTACAGATGTTAGGTCGTTGGCAACCATGGCATGATGGTCATCGAGCCTTATTTGAAAGAGCCATTGCCAAAACAGGTCAAGTAGTTATTCAGATTCGTGATTGTCAAGGTTGGCAAGGTTCTAATCCTTTTGCAATCGAACAAGTTAAATCATATATTCGTAGAGATTTAGATCCTTTATTCCAAGGTCAATACGAAATTCAAGTGGTACCTAATATTGTGAACATTACTTATGGTCGTGATGTGGGTTATAAAATTGAACAAGAAACTTTTGACAAATCTATTACAGATATTTCAGCCACCAAAATTCGTAAAGAATTAGGAATTGAGTGATACTAATTTTAGAAGTTTAATTAAGACAGTCACTTGGAGATTAACAGGTAGTTTAAGTACCTTTATAATCTCCTATTTGATTTCTGGAAACTTAATGGTGGCCGGTTCCATTGCATTGGTTCAAATTACTGCAAATACCATACTTTATTATCTACATGAAAGAATCTGGAATAAGGTTAAATGGGGTAAATTATAAATAGAGTATAAAACTACCAAACCCTTTAGGATAGACTCTAATGACCACAAAAATTTCCGGCAGTCAAATTACCAACTATACAATTGAAACCACTCAATTAAGTAATACCGCAGTAGCCGCTTTTGCACAATCGCTGGCACCTAAAGTACTGTATGCCAATGTGGCCAATAGTGCCTTTACTGTATTGGACGATACCGCCGTGAATATTGGTGGTGGTTACATTGTGGTTACTGGTAGTGATTTCCAATCTGGTGCAACAGTATTGATTGATACTACATCTGCTTCAGCGGTCACTTATGTTAATAGTACAACATTACAAGTTCAGGTACCAACAAAAGCAGCTGCATCATACAATATATACGTGGTCAATCCTGATGGTGGTGTGGGCATTAAAGTTAATGGTATTACGTACAGTTCCAATCCAACTTGGGTTACTTCCAGTCCTTTAAGTAATCAATTAGCCAATACAGCATTTAATGTTACTCTTAGTGCTACTGGCGCTTCATCATATTCCGTAGCAGCCGGCTCCACATTACCAGCTGGTACTTCTTTATTAGCTAATGGATACTTTTATGGTACCGTAACGATTGGTGCAGAGACCACTTATACATTTGATGTTGTAGCTACTGATGCTGAACTTCAAGATTCAAGTAAAACATTTCAAGTAACGGTAACAGTAACACCACCAATAAGATTGTATGCTATTGGTGGATATTTTTCAATCCTAGGACTAAATGATAACATAAGTAGGTCCAGTCCCACACAAATTGGTGAAAATAACGTTTGGAGTAAAGTTGCTTATGGTGGTTCAAACGTATTAGCACTTAAAACAAATGGAACACTTTGGGCTTGGGGCGGGTTTGGGAGTGGTTCAATAGGATTACCTACTAATATTAGTAGATCCAGTCCAGTTCAAATTGGATCAGGAACAGATTGGGCACATGTGTTTGCTGGTACAAATAGTCAACCAAATGCGGCAGTTAAAACTAATGGAACATTCTGGATTATAGGAGGAACTAATGTTAATGGTCAACAAGGCCTCAATGATAGAGTTGAAAGGTCTAGTCCAGTTCAAGTAGGATCAAATACAAATTGGTCAACTGGAGAATTTAAAATTGCAACTCAGAGTCAAGGTGGCATGTTTGCAATTAAAACAGATGGAACATTATGGTCTTGGGGTGAAAATAATTATGGCCAATTGGGGACCAGTAATACAATTTATCGATCTAGTCCAGTGCAAGTGGGTGCAGATACAAATTGGTCAACTATTGGTTCTGGAACTCGAGCAGCTGTTGCTGTTAAAACTAATGGAACATTATGGACATGGGGCGGCAATAATCAAGGCCAATTAGGATCTAATCAAGCTGCAGGATCAGTCTTTAAATCCAGTCCAACTCAAGTAGGCGCAGGAACAAATTGGTTACAAGCAACAACTTCATGGTATTCACAATATGCAGTTAAAACCGATGGCACTTTATGGGCTTGGGGACAAAATTTTAATGGTGAATTAGGACAAAATAATACAGTTAATAGATCCAGTCCAGTACAAATAGGATCAAATACAAATTGGAGTAAAGTTTATGCAATGGGAAGTAATGCTGCTATGGCCGTTAAAACCAATGGTACTTTGTGGGCCTGGGGATTACAAGATAATGGTGATTTTGGACTCAACGATATAGTTGCTAGGTCTAGTCCAGTTCAAGTTGGCACTAGTGCTACTTGGAGCTCCGTGACTCAAGGTGCTGGTGCCGCATTTGCAATTTTAAGTTCATGACATACTCTCATTAATATATAAACCAAAATAATTAATGGCATAAATAGTCCATTCATACAGGACTATTATGCCAGCTCCATCTACTAGACAAGAATTTAAAGACTATTGCCTACGCAGGCTTGGATTTCCCGTAATTCAAATTAACGTTGATGACGATCAGGTAGATGATCGCATTGATGATGCTTTACAGTTCTTTCACGACTATCATTTTGAGGGTTGTGAAAAGGTGTACATGAAGCACAAATTTACACAAGAAGATATTGATAGACGCTGGATTTATTGTCCAGATCCAGTTCTTTTTGTTATCGGAGTTTTACCTTTTGATGACTCCAATTCTTCTGTTAACATGTTTGACTTGCGTTATCAATTACGCTTGCATGATTTATATGACTTCACATCGGTATCTTATGTGTCATATGAAATTACCATGCAACACATTCGTACCTTAAATCTTTTATTCTCAGGTACTCCTCAATTCAGATTTAACCGCCATCACAATAAGCTATTCCTTGACATTGATTGGGAGCGTGATGCAACTGTTGGTGAATATGTTGTTATTGAATGTTATCGCAAACTGAGTCCTGAATCTATTACACTTACAGGTACAGTATCAGCAACCAATACAGCCAATACTTTAACAGGCACAGGTACAAAATTTGACCAAGAAATTCTTGATGGTGATGTAATTACAATTTCAGGTACAGAATTACAAGTCAATCATATTCTATCACCAACAGAAATACAATTAGTAAAAACTCCAACAGCCAACATTACAAATGGTTCAATTGTCAAAGCAGGTATGACTGATGTTTGGGATGACCGATTCTTAAAACGATATGCAACTGCTTTAATTAAATACCAATGGGGTTCTAATCTTTCTAAATTTGCTGGCGTACAAATGCCAGGCGGTGTTACATTAGATGGTCCTAGAATTATGGAGGAAGCACAAAGGGAAATTGACAAGATTGAAGAAGAAATGCAATCATACAATGTTCTTCCTTCCGACTTTATAATGGGTTAAAGAGTGGCAACTAATTTTTATTTTCAGCCATTTCCACTAGAACAAATAACTAACGAGCAGTTGCTTGTTGAAGATTTGGTTATTGAAGCTATGGGTATCTATGGCATGGATGTTTATTATCTACCAAGAAGTAGTCGTGGTACTGAAGATATGTTATATGGTGAAGATACGATGAAGCAATATCGTAGCGCTCATCAAATTGAAATGTATCTTGAGAATATTACAGGCATGGAAGGCGAACAAGATTTTATTTCTAAATTTGGTTTAGAAATTCGTGATGAAATTACTTTACTTGTTTCTCGCCGTAGATTTAAATATACTGTTGGTGCAACAAACTTTCAAACACCAATTTTAGGTGATATAACTCCAGAAGAAAATCGAGCACCTACAAGACCTAGAGAAGGCGATTTAATTTATTTGCCTTTACTAAAAAACTTTTTTGAAATTACTTTTGTAGAACACGAAAATGACCAAGCTATGTTTTATACATTAGGCCGTGGTCGTGGTGGTAATGTTTATGTTTATTCATTAAAACTTAAACAGTATGTATTTTCAGAAGAAATTATTGAAACTGGTGTTACTGAAGTTGATGAACAAGTATTTGATGCCTATAAGAGAACTAGACTTACAGTTAATCTTACAGGCGGTTCTGGTGCGTTTGTTCCTGGTGAAATTATATATCAAGGTACTGATGCAGCTAACGCAGATGTTCAAGCCATTGTACATACTTGGCAAACGGGTCAATATGTTGATGTAATTCGAACAGAAGGTACTTTTGTTGCCAATGTTCGTGTTAAAGGTGCAGAAAGTAATTCAACATGGGTATTGGCAAGTTCTAATGATAAAGTTACTCTTGATAATGCTTTTGAAGATGTTGCGGATAATAACCGTATTGAAACTGAATCTGATCTGATATTAGATTGGACAGAAACTAATCCATTTGGTGGTGATTAATGTTAGGTCAATCTCATTTTTATAATCGTACAATTCGTAAAGTAGTTGTTGCTTTTGGTACTCTGTTTAACGACATACAAGTTCAGAGGTATGCAGGTACAACACCTAAAGAAATTTTTAAAGTGCCTCTGTCATATGGTGCAAAAGAAAAATATATGACAAGGTTAACTTCTGATCCTGTATTAACCAAATCTATTGCAACAGCTGTACCTAGAATTTCATTTGATTTAACAGGTATGAATTATGATGTAGGTCGTAAACAGATGAGTATGCTTCGCAACTTTTCAGCGAATACTACTACAGCATTTAATACTCAATATGCTCCTGTGCCATATGATTTTAATTTTTCAATGTCAATCTATGTTCGCAATACAGAAGATGGTACACAAATTTTAGAACAAA